ACATAAAGAGAACATTTGATATATAATAAGAAAGAATGCCAATTAGTAAAGTAGATTACAATACAAACAACACTGTAATATATAAAATCCAATGTGTAGATGGTTTGTGTGATTTTGTGTATTTCGGAAGCACGACAAATTTTGCGACACGTAAAAGTCAGCATAAACACGATTGTAATAACGAAAATAAGAGAACATATAATTATAATTTGTATAAAACGATTAGAGAAAATAAGGGGTGGGAAAATTTTGAAATGTGTTTAGTAGAAGTTTATCCGTGCGAGAACAAGCATCAGTTACTTATACGAGAACAATTTTATATAGATAATAACAGGAACAATATGAATTCTTGTAAAGCATATTTATCACTGGAAGCCAGTAAGGAATATCAGAAGGACTATTATAAAATATATAACGCAAAGCAAGAAAACAAAGAAAAAAAGAACAAACAATATCAAGACCGTAAAAACAAATAAAAATCTCATCATATCTTAGCAAACTAAAATAATGAAGATACAAGTAATTGAGACCAGCGACTTAGGTATAAAGCTAGGCAAACAGAATATAGACAAGAAGTTAGGCGTTCCAGAGCCATTTATAGACAAACCCGCCGTATATGTGATAAGCGGAGCGATGGGCAGTGGAAAGTCCAGTTTAGTCGGTTCAATAATGACCGCAAAAGGAAGCAACAAAGTATTCCACAGGGTATTTGATAAGGTGTTCTATGCAACTCCGCAAGAGGTATATGAGAGCGAAGAAAATCACCCATTTAAGAATCATGCAGACGAACGTAAATTTTTTGAGTTATCAGCGGGAATGTTATTTGAAATACAAGAACAGGCTATATTAGAAAAAAAAGACGGGGGTGTAAGTTGTTTAATTTTAGATGATTTTTCAGAAGTGTATAAGAACAAGGCAATAGAAGTCCAGTTAAAGAAATTAATATTTAAACACAGGCATACGTCGACAAATATTTTAATCACATTATTGACGCTCAAGTCATTACCAAAATCGTTGCGTTCATTAATAGACGTGTTTATTATATTTGAGCCGAAATCGGTTATTGAGATAGAATCATTTGCAGAAGACGTATTTGCGATGAAAAAGAACAATTTGCAAGACCTTATGGATTTTGTGTATGATGTTCCATATAATTTTTTATTTTTCAATCAGAGAACGAAGACCTATTATAAGAATTTTGACAAGTTAGAGATAGTGAAAGATGAAGCAAAGAAATAATATATCATGATAAACTATATAGAATGGCGAAAAAAAAGACATCTGTGATTCTAAAAGCAAAGCAGGTTCAGAATTTGAAGAACAGTATTCATATTCATTTAGCACCATCACAGAAGAAAAGAAATAAGAGAAAGAAAGCACGTGTATTTAGAACTCCAGATGTGCCACCGCCAATCAACCGCATAATCCATCAGGATATTGTATTACCTTATAATCACGGAGCGATAAGACCGCAAGGACAATCCAACGCATTACAAAGCAATCAAGCAGAGGAATTTAGAAAATTATACAATGATATACGGAAAGATAGAGAACCAACACCTCGCACGACTTATGAAATAGAAGTAGAAAATCAAAACGCACAAGAAGGGCGTTTCAGTGTATTGAATGAATTTGATGATAGAGGAAATTTTGCGACTCCAATAAAGGAAGTGAAAGCGACAAGCATATCAGCACCTATTACAGCAGAAACAAAAAAAACAATAGCAGAATTGAATCCAAAAGCAAGGGGCAAACCACGTGGGACTTTCCCAGCAACTGAAGTAGCAGGACAAAAGGCAATTGAAACATTATTAGCAAAACTCGCAAAAGACAATAAAAAGAAATAAGCAGAAAATTGATTGTATTTAGGAAATCTATATAAATATAATAAAAGAGGTATATATATAGAAAAATATGAGCGAACAGTTTAAAACAGAAATCACTGCGAAGTTTATTGAAAAGGGGTTGTCAGAGTCCAGTGTGAATTTATATTTAGCAAAAGCGAAGAAATTGAATAATGGTGTAGAAATCAAGAATTTGAATTTTCTAAAAAAAACAGACGATATTAAGAAACAATTAGATGCGATTGAGAATTTGAATACAAGAAAGAGTTATGCGACTGCGATTGTGTCATTATTGAGAGAATCACAGAAGTTGCCCAAATTACTTGTATTATATCAAGGTATTATGATGGAAATGATAGCGAGCGTGAATGCGATTGACCCAGCGGTAAAAACAGAGAAACAAGAAAAGAACTGGATTAGTTGGAGCGAAGTGATTGCATTGCATAATGGATTGAAAGCAAAGGTATTGAATAGTCCCGTAGAAGAGGTCAAGGAAAATATGTTATTTAGAAAATTGTATGCGGATTATATGTTGTTATCATTGTATGTATTGTTCCCGCCAAGAAGAGCATTGGATTATTTCCAGATGGTTATTACAACAGATGGAACGATGGAAGATTTGACAAAAAACTATTATGATGTGACAAGCAACAAATTCGTATTTAATGTGTATAAGACATCAGCATCTAACGGACAGGAATCATTCAAGGTAAGTCCCTATTTGCAGGAAGTTATTGTAGAACACATAAAAGCATTTGATTTAAAACATATGAGTTTCATTTTACGAAATCAAGATAACATTGCCCCCGAATCTATCACATGGATTACAAAAAGTCTGAATAGAATATTTGATAGTAAAATATCCGTGAGCATGTTGCGTCATATATATTTGTCAAGCGAGTATGGTGAGACTGTCAAAAAAATGGACAATGATAGTAAAGCCATGAGTCATTCGTCTGCAATGCAAAAGGATTATATAAAAAATTGATTGTAAAATATTGACTCCATAATAAGGTCATCTATCAACACAAAAATTAATGTAAAAATGAGTTATGAAATAATGGAAGAATGGGATTGTGCGTGGATTAGTTATGTCATTGACCAGAATGATACGGAACTAAAAAAAAAAATAGAAGGATTGCATAAGAAGAAGGGATATATTGTAGATGTTGTATTTAGAAAATTATTTTGTAAATACGAAAAGGGACTTATAACACAATATGGAGTGAAAGGGTATCAAGAAGGTCTCAGTAGTGTAGGTCATCATTATTTTGAGGAGCGTTATTATGAAAATACCAATGAAGAGTTTATAAAGTTTATTCCACTGAAAAACCTTATGACACAAAAAGGGTCTGGAAAATTGATTGTAAAATATTGACTCCATAATAAGGTCATATCCCAACACAAAACAATTAGAAAAATGTTCCAGCCAATTGACATATCAAACTATGAGAAATTAGATAACAAATGTAATGAGCATATCAAGGAATTATACGAGATAATACAACAAGAAGAAAAACACCAATTAGCAACTTATGTAGAAACTTATATAGGAAATTGTATTAAAAAAGCAAAAATAGAAAAAATGATTTATGCGAGTCTAACTATGCCTAATCCAGATAGGAGAATGTTCCAACTCCTAATGGAATCATATGAGAGACAAAATGATATATTATATAAAATGGCAAATGATATGTATTCACGTGGTGAATGTGGAAACCCTAAAGTAATGAATAAAAGCACAATGGAAGGTATAAAAGATATTAAACGACTCTGTAAGCACACAGGAATATATGATTTATAAAAATAATAATAATAATAAAGGATTATCGGAAAATCCACATTTTTTTTATGACACAAAATGCAAAACCCTTATGACACAAAATACAAAACCCCTTATGACACAAAAGTAGGTAAAATTGATTCTGAAATATTGACTCCATAATAAGGTCATATACCAACACAAAAAGCAATAAAGAAAGAAAAATGAATACAGAAACTTTACAAGATATGATTAATTCCATTGTTATAGCAGAAACTGAAACGTTTTATAAAAAATGGATAGTTAAACGAGGTAATCAAAATTATTATGATGTTGAAAGTTATTTCAAAAAATATTCTAATGAGAAGTTTGAAACCACTTGGGCGTATAAACAATATCAAGAATGGTTAAATAGTGATGTCTATACAAAAGATATAGCTTATATTGAAAACGAATATTGGTTTGATATTTTAGATGGGTTTGATAGTCGTATGGAGGAGTTTATATCTATGACTGATGATGATGATGATGAGAGAGAGATGTGGATTAAAATGCGAGACGGTTTTGCTAATATTAAAACAAGAAGAGAAAAAATGGAGTTTTTAAGCAAGGAATATCTCAATAATTATTTCCCTAATGATTTTGATTATAGGTTTTTATACAACTATTATGAGAACCAACTGTTTAATTTATAAAAAAAACACAAAAAGGTTATCGGACAACCAACACTTTTTTTATGACACAAAATACAAAAAACCTTATGACACAAAATGCAAAAACCTAATGACACAAAATGCTGGAAAATTGATTCTGAAAGATTGACTCCATAATAAGGTCATATCCCAACACAAAACAATATAGAAAACGACAATGTCACCACTGCTAACAAGAAAAGAATGCCAAATATATATTAATATGTCTAATGACGCTATCAGCCAGATATATTCACGAAAAGGTAACAAGGACTGGGACGACTTCATAAAGATTTCTGTAGAACTCATCATGTTAGAGAAAGTCATGTTTATGGGCTTATCCAACCCATACACTGATAAGAAGTTGTATGAAAAACTTCCAACAGACCATAATGAGTTATATGCGAAATTCTGTGAAAAAACAAAAGAGATGTATGAAAATGGAATTGTTAAAGAATATCTGGAAATAAATGAAAATAAGAAATACCATAATATACGTGTTAATACATTATGTAAAATGGCTTGTAAATAAATATATATATAAATAGAAATAGGTTATTGGACAACCAACACTTTTTTTTTGTGTCAGCATAGTAAAATGAGTTTAGAGTATCAAGCAACTTATCATAGAGAATGGTATAAGACACACAAGCAGTCAGAGATAGATAGAGTGAAAGAATATTATCAAGCGAACAAGGAGAGCATCAAGCAGAAGAATATAGAACGTGAAATAAGGAGGAGAGATAACCCGTTGCTTGTTATCCAGCCAGATATAAAGGATAGAGTAGAAGAAGAGAAGCCATCAAGCATAACAAAAAAACAACAGGAAAATGTAGAGAAAGAACGGTTAAAGAATATGTCAAGATGTATTCGCATAAGTCATAATAAGATAATAAGGTTCGGGTTCTAATGTGTTGATAGAATGGAGTGGCACCGTGGCACCCTGTGGCACCCTAATTTCGAAAGTT